CCTGATGTTGTAGCAGTACCTGTGTAAGCTAAGTGTAATCTACCTTGCTCAGACCAAATAACTTGGTCAGATGACATAGCTTCTTCAGCTCCTACTTGTGATAGGAAACCAGAAATTGTTCTATTACCAAAAACTTCAGCTTCCGCTTCCATTAAATCTGGTAAATATTGTTGTGCCCAACCTTTAGTAGCTTCTGACGTAAAGTCTATATAGTTGCTTCCTAAAGTTTGTTTTGATGGGGCTGGCACAGTGTTCAGTAAGCCCCCTGGAGTTAAACTCATAATTTTGTTATTTTTAAATTAATATTTATTTACTTTCTTTTTTTAAAACCGTAAGAAGATGTTGAATCGTCAATTACTCTGAACTTAGGTCCGCTAGTATTATTGTTAGCAGGCATAGACTCTCTAGGATCCATGTTGATATTTTTTGATTTAGCAACACTATCTTTTAAAGCATCCGCCTTACCTTGTTCATAGAAGTGATTAGCAATAGCGTCTGAATTCATTGCTGTAAACAGAGACTTATGATAACCCATTGCATCCGACATCATATTATTTTTATCTAAAAACTTTTTAGTAAAATTATTTAAGTCACTTTGAGTTTTCTTAACCTCATCACTATTTTTAACATTAACTCTATATCTCTTGTCTCCAACCTTGTATTCAAAACCTTTGAATTTATCGTTGAAAACTTGATTAGTTTTGTTAACAAACGTAGTGGTTTGGCTATCAGCTACTTTTCTACTTTCTTCTTCCTGTTTGTTGTACCTATTAAAGAAGTCCAGAGCTTTTTGAGCTTCAGGTGTTAACCTTGACCCAGCTTTGATTTCTTCATAGTATTTAGACTTTTGCCCGTCTAAGTGGCTTTTAGCACGAGCTACTTGCTCTTTTAGTGCTATCTTTTTTCTTTTAATATCTTTTTCCTCATCTATTTCTTCGTCGTAAGAAAACTCTTCGTTTATTAAAAAATCAACTTCGTCTTGATTTAAATGAGATTTTGTATTTTTGTAGTACTCTCGTAGTAAAGCTTTGTCTTCATAACCTGTAAAATCTTGATTAAGTTTTACATAGTCTTCTAAAGTACCACCAGTCTCTTCCATAAAATCTACAACTTTTTGTAAATTCTCTGGTATTGCTTTGCCAGTTTCTTTAGCTTCTATTATTTCTTCAGCTATTTCTTCTGCTACCTCTTTAACTTCTTCTTCAGTAACTTCTTCTAATACTGGAGCTTCTTGTGCTTCAACTTCCGGTTGTACTTCTTCTTGTTTTTCTGTGGTGTCGGCATCACTAAGCTCTGTAACCACTCCCTCGTCGACAGGGTTATCCTCTTTAACTTCATCTTGTTTTGGTTCTATTGGTTTTTTTAAATCTACCTTTACTGTATCTCCTTCAGGATTAGATTTAATTTTTTTCATTTTTTTCTTTACTTTTAATTTTCCAACTGTATTATCTACAACTGGCCCTTCTTTTGTTTCTTCCATAATATAATATAATAATAATTAATAATTTTTTACATAGTGTCTGCTAGGTTGAAGTCGCCACCTATACTATCATTACCTGCAGACTCAAAGTTTTTAGGTGCTTTACCATTATTTCTTTGATCTATCATTTCACTTTGTTGTGTGGCTTGTATTTTTGTTCTTTCGTCTTTACGATCTTCTTTCATACCTTCATTTTCTGATGCAGCAGAAGTTTCCAACTCTCTTAATTGCATGTTAAATCCAAACTCCATTTCCATAAGTTCTTTTTTAGCTTGCATTTCAGCTTGAAGCTGTTTTAGTCTCATTTCAGCTCTAGTTTGTTCTAACTGCATTTCGCCTTGAATTTTTTGTTGTTGAGCTTGCATATCAGCTTGCGCTTTTGCTTGCGCGGCTTGTTGATTTGTTTGTGACTGCTTCTCCATGTTTTGCTGTTGCATTTGTTGGTCTTTTTCCATTTTCTTTTTTCTACGCAACTTTAACAACTGGTTAGCAAGTTTTAGACTTTTTATTTCTCTAATATCAATAGCATCTTCTAATTCTATTATACCTTTTTGCAATGCCATTTGAATATTATTTTCTAACATTTGTTTTTCTTCTTCATCTGGAGTTAACTCTATATGTATACCAAAATCATACAAGTGTAAGTCTTTTAATTCTTTTAACGTGGCAACATTGTGACTACCTATTTGTTGTATAAAAGCACTTGCAGTTGGTGAGTATTCTAATATATCAGATATTCTTAAAACTAAAGCTTCAGCAACTTCTTGTGTTAAAAACAAACCAGCTTGCAATATGTGTCTTGTTGCTGTGTTAGAGTTAGCAGCTGCTATTTTTTGAATACCAACTAAAGCATTTTTATCTGGTGAACTACCGTCTCTAGCTTCGTTTAAACCAGTAGCATCTCTAATCATTTGCATATAGTAGTTGTAAGTTTGAATTAAACTACCCATTTTTTGACCACCACTTCCACTTGCTATTTCTTGTATTGGCATTCTACCTGGATTACCATCACCATCAGCTGTCATTGATCTACCTATAATCGAACCTGTTTGGAAGAACATGTTTAAAGCTTCTTGTGGATTATAGTTTGTTCCGTTACCTAAATCTATTTCAGCAAGACCATCAGCGTCTAAATATATACCATCTGGAACCATACGTGATAACACTTGTTGTAGTTTTAAGTGTGTAAGTTGTATCATGTCAGCAAAACCAGTTATTCTACTTACAGTGCTTTCTATTTTACCATTGTATTGTCTTGGCGCGACTATACTGTAGTTCATTTTAACTTTAGTAAAATCACTTTTAGGTCTAAGCATGTTTTGTGATAAACCCCATTTTAATAACTTTTTAGTACCAAGAACCATTGCTCCATCATACAAAACCTCTATTGCTCTTGAAACTCTAGCAAAAGTACCGTCCATGTTTTCTGGTGGATTAAACGTGTCGTCTTTTTCTATAGCTTTGTCAGCGCCAGTAGCTGTTTCTTTTACTTTATAAACCTCGTTCATATATGTTTTATAATTAAAATATAAAACTTGAACCTTGTTGTCATCAACCTCTTCAGCATTAGAGTGTTGTCCATGTGCTTGATTAACTGTTGATTTGTTTTTAGCTATATCCTCAAGCTCTTCTTGGCTTAAATGTGGAAACTGCCTAACCAATTCGTTTAATGGTATGTACTTTACTTCACCAACATAATATATATCTTCGTAGTAAGGTGACTTGCTGTAAGAATAAACTAAATCAGCTGGATCAACATACTCTATTGTAGTGCCTTCAGATGTATTAAAACAAGTTTTTACAGCACCAATGCCTAAAACTGTTAAGTCTCTATAAAATCTTTTTTTAGTAAGCTCATAATTATTACCTTGAAACAAAACTTTTAAAGCTTGCTCTTCAGCAACTTCAATAGATTGTTTGTAATTTAACTGCATGTGTAAAGCTAATTCTTCTTCAGTATCTGGTAAAGTTTCTTTAGGATTTTCTCTTGTCTTTACATTAAAGTTTTCTTCAGCGTAGTCGTTAAACTCTCTAGACCGCATGTCTCTAAGCATTGACTCCATATACTTAGTTCTTTTATCAACACCGTTTGTATCTGTAGATACACACTTTATATCGTACATTCTTTCAGCAATACCATTTACTAGTATATCTACAAACTTAGGTATAATAGGTACTGGTTTCCAGTCTAAGTTAAGATAAGATAAATCACCATTAATAGATAATTCATCTTTATATTTTTGTACAGGTTGCTCTCCTCTAGCGTAAAGTCTTAGTTTGTGAAACTGGTTTTTTGTATTAAGATATTTATTTCCCCTTCTATTATTATTAAACCACTCTGACTCAATAGCTTTACCTACTTTTAAGCCATATTCATAGCTTAATTTTTCAGCATCGCTAACAGCTTGGCTCGGGAAATTTAAAGTTGTAATCATATTAATTTATATTAATTTAGATATGTTGCCAGTATTAGAATACTTAGCTATGTTTATATTTAGCTTAGGTCTTTCAACCTTTGCGTTAGGAGCATACAAATGTCTGTTGTTTGCCATTATAGCTAAACCAGAACTTATTGACGCATCATGCTTTGTTCTTTTATTTATATCAAATGCAGCCCAATCGTTTAGCAACTCATTAAAATAACAATCACCAAACTCTCCTTCTTGATTTAAACCAACGTGATCTTGTATGTACATTTCAATTGCAGCTGCATGAGCTTGTTTTATATCTTCGCTTGAGTTAGGTATACCACCTACTTCTTTTTCTGCTGTAGATAATTTGTTCCATACTTTGTCAGGTCTATTCATACTAAAACCTCTATAACCACGTCTTCGTAAATAATACAATAGACGAGGTTTGTTGTTCTCTGCGAGTATAGGCATCCCGTAAAATACTAATGCCATTAGAACGTCCTCAAAGAATATCTCTGCAGTTTGTGGTCTAGCTAAATACTCTAAGAAAAATGTGTTAGCAGGTGCATCTTCCATGCTGAACTTTGTCAACCCGTGCAAAGCACCTTTAGAACCTACACCGTCTACAGTTCCTGATATATCGTAGCTGTCACAACCAAAAGCACCCATGTGTTCATTGCCTGGGTATTTAATACCGTTTTTAATTACAACTCTGTTTTGTAAGTTTGCCGGTGGTGTCCAGCTTAATTTAAATCTACCTTTTGGATCTGGATAAAATATAACGCTTGTGTCTTTTACCCCATTAACCCACTGAAAACTACCAGTACTTAAACTAGGCCTAGTCTCCTCGTTATAATCTATTTGCTCGTATATTTTTACTAGATTAAATATACTGTTATTAGCCTCATCTCTAAACGCGTGCTCAGTAGTTCTTGGAAATTGTCTGTAAAATTCATTTAAAGCATCTTGATCTGATTTTAAACCATCAGCTTCGTTCTGCCAATTATCTATTACACCTACGTCTATTAGCTCTCCATGGGGATCAAAGACGTCATGGTCCGGAGTATTGAAGACTGGGCTTCCGTGCTCATCAATAAATCCTTCGTAGTTCCACTCCATTGGGATAAAAAGAGAATATAAACCAGACGCTGTCTGTCCATTTCTGTTTCGCTTAGTAACGTCTGATGCGTTGTATAATCGTTTGAAGTTTTCTCCACCTTTGTCTAATGCGTTTGATGTTGAGCCCATCATACATTTACCTATAATCCTACTACCTAATCGTAAACATGTTTTTGTAACTCTCCAGTTATTTAATATATTGTCGGGTCTTTCCCACTTACCACTTTCATCGTGTACTAACAGCTGAAGCTTTTCTCCGTCATAACTGTTATCACCTGTATTTTTCCAATCAATAGTAGTATCAAGTCCAACCAAGTCTTCCTGCTTTTCATTAGCAGTAATTTTTTTACGCGTGAACTTACTTGCAGGAACTCTATAAGCAAGCTCAGACTTAGGCCTGTCCATACCGTCTTGAATCGGTTTGAAAAAGAACGGAT